GACGGTACAATAACAAACGTAACTACACCAAGCGGTGAAACAACTCTTTATGTAGTACAAAACAATGACATCACGGTTAACCAAGCGAACCCGTTTGAGATACACGCAACCGACCCGTTAAACATTCGCCTACATAACCAAAGCGGTAACGACATAACACCTCAATCGGTAGTTTACCAAGGCAACTCAAACCACGTTACAATCACGGTTGACACGGCTTCATTTGTACCCGTTGGTGCTACTATACCAAAGACGGGACAAACGACCTCATACGCTACGGGTGACGATGGTGATATTGAGGCAGGAAGACCGACTTCGTTTTTAGTATTACCTTCTAATAATCCTTTCGGAAACACGAACCGATTTACAAGCACTACGGGAACGCAAATCTATACAAATCAAATATACATTGATTGGACTACTTACAATGGTACAACGGTACTTGGATATTATAAATTAAACAGTGCGCTTTCGCATACTTGGACACAAGCCGTTGCTTGGGGAATAGCATTAAACACGGGTGGTTTTACAAGTGGTTGGAGGTTGCCAAATGTTAATGAGTTAATGAATTTATTTAATTGCTCAATTGCACAAAATTTTAATTATACACCTTTTAACCTTACGGGTTTATCACAATTTACAAGCACTACGTCTCCACGCGTAACTACAAACGCTTATGAAATAATTGCCAACTCGGACACACCAATTTTTGAACGTTCTAAAGTTACAGCACGAAATACAATTTTTGCAGTACGAACATTCACAGTAATAGGAACAACTTTAACTTAAAATTATGACTTATAAATTCCCACAATTTAACGTAGAAATCGTAAACCCTACAATCGAAGTACTTGTTATTCATGACACCATAGCACAAAGGACCTGTAGTGTAGACGTATTACTTGCCACCGAAAGCGCAAATTTTGGCTTAACCATTTCAGGATTCACCTATGAGAATGACTGGAATGATGAAGAGGTCGAGATTTGGACAATGGTCGAACTGAGTAAGTACGCTGTATGAAATATTTAATCACAGGATTAGTCGCCGTCTATTCGTTTTTTGCCCCTATTCAGGTTATCTTATTAGTTATCGGACTTGCTATTTTTTTAGATACTATTGTAGCGGTTCGTTTGACTACCGAAAAGTTTAGCAGTCGAAGATTAAGACAAGGGTTAGTAGGTAAAATGATCACGTACCAAAGCGCGGTTATATTATTTTTCCTTATTGATTACGCAATGGTTAACGACATGGTTAAGACGATCTTTTCAGTTGATTATACTTTGACTAAATTGGTTGGATTATTCCTTGCCAGTATTGAGGTGGTAAGCATTGACGAAAAAATCAGAGTAAAATACGGAGACGACAAAGGTTTTATTGCACGTTTTAAGTCGTTTATCAAAAAAGCCAAGGCAATCAAAGACAGTTTTTAATATGCTTTTGCGTATAATTCTCACAAAATAAACACTTATATATGTTTTTGCGTATAATTTTAATACTTTGCTTAACGTCTTGTTCGGTCAATTACCACCTCAACAAAGCAATCAAAAAAGGCTACCGATGTGACACAATCACGGACACAATTCGAGTAGTTAAAGTGGATAGTTTCTTAGTAGTTAAACACGACACGACCTATTGGGAAAAAATAATAACGTCACATGATACTATTATAAAGTACAAGACTTCATACATACCAAAAACACGCTACGAAATTAAATTCGATTACAAGCGATTTAACGACTCTTTGCGCACTGTTCGACAAATGTATAAGGACAGCCTGAGAAATGCGCTTAAAACGCGTGAAAATGACTTAAAAAAGGAACGTATAAGGGAAAAACGTTCACCACTAAACCAAGTAAAGAACTATTTACTCATTTCGTCCTTTATTCTCTTCCTTATTTTAATGTTTATTTTGTTACGAAAAGTCTTACTTTAGCAAAAAAAACCTTATGAATTTAGAAACTTATGTAAAATTTATTAAGAAGTGGGAAGGTGGGTTAAGCCTTGACCCTTCTGACTCATGCAGTGCGATGTATTGCCCGACTCCATTGAAGGGTAAAAAATACCACACTAACATGGGAATTTGTTACAGCACTTGGGTTGGTACTTTCGGAACTACAAACGATGAGCGTTTCTTGAATATGAATAACGAAGATTGGTTTAAGATATTCAAAAAAGGTTATTGGGACCAATGTAAAGGCGACGAGTTCAAGTCTTTTTCGGTTGGAGTAATCGTAACGGGCATGGCTTGGGGGTCTGGTCAACGACAAGCTATTAAAACCCTTCAACAAGCATTAAACAATTTAGGCAAACACGTTGCCATTGATGGTAAGATTGGACCGCAGACGTTGAAGGCTGCCAATGAGTTAGATGATCGTATCCTATTTGATGAGTTAATTCGTCTCCGGGAGGCTTTCTTCATTGCGATCAGCAAGCCCGGAATGAAAAACGCAAAGTTTAGAAAGGGTTGGTTAAATAGATTAGCCGACTATCATGAAACGTTTAGACCATGACACGCAAAAGACTATTTTTCGACATTGAAACTTCGCCAAATATAGTCACAAGTTGGAGGATAGGGTATAACCTTAATATAAGCCATGACAATATAGTAAAGGAACGTGCTATTATTTGCGTTTGTTGGAAGTGGGAAGGTGAAGACGAAGTACACGCGTTGACGTGGGACAAGAAACAAGACGACAAGACCCTATTAAAAAAGTTCATTCAAGAACTCAACAAAGCCGACGAAATAATCGGACACAACGGAGACCGCTTCGATATTAAATGGCTTCGTACACGATGCATTTACCATGACATTGATATGTTTCCTACATACCGCACAATAGACACGCTTAAATACGCTAAAAGTGGGTTCTACTTTAATAGTAATAGACTTGACTACATAGGTAAATATTTAGGCGTTGGTGGTAAGGTGGACACTGGAGGATTCGACACGTGGAAAAAAATCATTTTCGACAAAGACTCGGAAGCCTTAAACCACATGGTTGAGTATTGTAAAAACGACGTTGTGATCTTAGAAAAAGTATTCGATAAATTACGCCCTTACTCAAAACACAAAGTAAACTATTCTACTTTGCGAGGTGGCGAACGTTGGGAATGTCCTAACTGCGGAACCCCTAACATACGTTTAAGCAAGACCTATACAACTTCGGCAGGTACAATCATGCACTCGTTCCTTTGTAAAGACGGATGCCGTTCTGCGTACTCAGTTAACAATAAAGTTTACATGGATTGGCTTAAATACAAAATGGAGAATAATATTTAGTATATTTGACCTACTTCTTTTTCATGTTAGGTTTATAGGGGTAATCTTTAAGGGGTTACCCTTATTTTTTGCCCTAAATTCTCAGGTTTTACCCTTATTTTGCAAATTCCTAAAAAGTTTTTTTCACGCTGAAACCGTTGCTATCATTGACTTTCAGAAAAAACCTTAAATTATTTTGTTAAAAAAGTGTGCAGAACTATTGCGTATTAAAAATAAAGCAGTACATTTGTAAGGTCAATAAGGCACAAAACAAAAAAACAAAACAAGATGAAAGCAACAAGAAACACTTTTCAAATCATTAGCGAAGATGGATTATTCTCACACAATTTAAGATTCCATTTAGCTTATTTAGTTAAAGGTGAAAACAAAGAAGCAATCCGACAAGCTGAAAACATACTTGAAAAGATTGCAATGGGTAAACCATCGGCAGATTCAGAAGAAGCATTCGAATTATGGAATAAGTTCTTTTTAAATAACAAGTAAGAATAAACACATGGGGGGTGCGCATCCGTAACGCACATTTTAAACTTAACAACATGAAAAACTTAATTACCTATTTCACCCCACGCAACGCAGAAGAGCGTGAATCTTTAGGAGGTCTCTTTGTCGGACTATTTATTTTAGCAATCGTATTTTATTTTTATTCACTTTAATACTTTAAACCATGACAGCTTACGAATTTAAACAACAAGTCATCATTGAGCAAAAACACGAAAAGATTGAAGCACTTATTGAGGGCTACAAAGAAATCATGCGCCAACTTAGCCACTTGCAGAAGGTCTCAAAGACGGACGCAGAAAGTAACGCGTATTACACGGCTCGAAATATAGTCGAAGAAACAATGATCAACATAGCAGATATAAACGTAACAGATATTTAACCATGTACGAAATAGTAGAAGTAGCTTGCAAGTATTGCTCAGGAACTGGAGTTGGAGAATATGTAAGCGAGTACGGACCTTTTGGGTTCTCAGTAAAAGACGAATGCCACGAATGCGAAGGCGAAGGAATTAAAGTAACATTAATAGACCCTTATGAAAGTAAAGACTTTGAGTGGTGGACCAACTACAACGCGGAACTTGTTAACCGCATTTCAGAAATTAAAAAAGCAACAACGTAAAATACTATTTACAAAAACACGGTAAAACGTAAAAACTATTTAGCATGAAATGGAAAGTAACTTACAAGGGCTACGCTCACAAAACTTGGATTGAATTATTTAAGATAGTGACAGCCAACAGCAAAGAAGACGCAATCAAAAAAGCCGACCTTTGGGAAGGTGTAATTTTAAAAGTTGAGATGATATGACACCAAAAGAAAAAGCAAAAGAGTTAGTAAACAATATGTTTAACTGCGACAAGTCAACACCTGAAGAGTCAATGGCTATGCTTTACCCACACGCTAAACAATGCGCTTTGATTTCAGTTGATGAGATAATTGAAATTGTTTATAATAGTTTAACCAGCATACAAGAATTAAATTACTGGTTAGAAGTAAAAGACGAAATAGAAAAACTATGAACCAAGAACTAAAACTCCTCGCAGCTATTGGTATAATGCCAGTACTCGCAGACTTCCTCGAAGACCTAAACGAAGACAAAGCGTTTAGAACCGATATGAAGATAGCAACGCAGAACCTCATCGGACAAATACGGAAACTCGATGAAAGGATAATGAAGAACGCAAGCCAGGAAACAAGCGAGCAGCAGATTAACATACAAATAGCATTTAGACAATGGTTAAAGACAGCGAAAGATACGGACGGAAACTAAAGTATATCAAATCAAAACTCCCAAGACGGAACTTCTACACAATGCACGAATTTTTCTTGGTGTGTCCTTATTCAATAGACGAACTAAAGATACCAAATCGAAGCCGTGACATCATGCAATGGCGACAGTTAGGGATGGCTTGGGCTTGTTTATGTGGTATGTCCATCGTAGAAGCCGGTAAGACCTTCAATAAAGACCACGCAACGGTAGTTTATTCTCAGGAAATGTTAGTCTACGCCTTAGACGGTTTCCATCCTATGCTACGAGAAAAGCTACAAGACGTGATTGACTGCGTTGAGATAGCACAACACGCGAGTAATGACCAAAACACGAACGTAATAATAGCAAGTAGACAAATTGAACGACTGTTGAAAAAACGTTATGAAAAATTTAACCGCATTTAGGATATAGTACTTAAATTAGTAGACAAGTTCGCTCTCACATTATAGAACTGAAGGTGTTTTTAACAACCCTATTTACGAGTAACGAGGTGAGAGCCGTGAAAGTGGATAGGGTTTTTTCGTATAATAAAATTTTAACAAAATGAATGAACAAAATGATTATTTAGAATTCACTTGTAAATTGGACCCTGAAAATGGTGATAAATTATTTGTAAGTGACGGAAGTACAGTTTTATTTGAAGTCGTAAACGGAGAACAAAGCATTGGAGTAGGTTTAAATTCACAAGATGTAAAACAACTAATTGATTATTTAAATAATTGTTTATGAGTGGATGGGTTAAAATACACAGGCAAATTCTCGAATGGGAGTGGTACGATGATATTAACACTTGTCGTTTATTCTTCCATTTGCTGATTAAGGCGAACCACAAAGAACGTAACTACAAAGGAAAGGTAGTTAGTGTTGGTGAAACTTTGACTGGACTTGATAAGCTAAGTTGTGAAACTAACCTTTCAGTTCAACAAATTCGTACCTCGTTAAATAAGCTAAAATCAACAAACGAAATAACAATCAATTCTACCTCGCAAGGTACTGTTATTAAAGTAGTTAACTACGAAAAATATCAAGTAGTAACAAACGAACCAACAAACGAGCAACAAACGAATAACAAACGAGTAACAACTAACAAGAATGATAAGAAAGAAAAGAATGAAAATAAGATAGTTGTAAACGTAGAAATGTTTATTGAGTGGTTTAATAATATGAAACTTAAATACAAAGGAGTTGAAGGTAAGTTTAAGAAGTTAGACAAGACCGATTTAAACAATCTTATACAACTAAAAGAAAGTAATTATTCAAGTGCTGAATTTGAACACGCATTTCGAGCGATGTGTAACTCACAATGGGTTAACGATAACAACATGGTAACTCCTTCGCATTTTCTTCGTAACGAAAACTTTGATAAATACGTTAACACGGACTTACCAACTAATAAATTTAAAGTAGCATGGGATTAGAAGGATTTAAAATAACGCAACCTGAAGACGTATTTAACCAACTTAAAACCTACCGAGATAAATACCACGAAAAAGGTAAGTATTTAGGGTTTGAAGGATTAGATAAACACTATTCGATGCAGTTAGGAAATTGTACGGATTGGACTGGCTTCCCGATGAGCGGTAAAACTCAAGTGTTAATGGAGGTTTTGGTAAACTCTTCCATGTTTTATTCGTGGAAACATTTACTTTATTTTCCTGATGTGGGTAACAACGTCGAAATCATTGCAGACCTATTGCACAAAAAGACGAGCAAGTCATTTGACCCAAATAAGCCAAACACGATTACGGACAAAGAAATTGAACAGAACCTTGAATGGGTTTTATTTCACTTCAAAATCTTAACACGCACGGACGTAAAAGCGAAACTTACACCTATGCAGTTTTGGGATTTAGCCGCTGAAATTAAAAAAAGCGAAGGTTTAGAAACGGCTTCCATAGATTCTTGGAAAGATATGAGCCACCCATACGATGAGTTTGGCGGTTATGCGACTTATTTGGAGTATTGCCTACCTTATCGCAACCACATTGCCGAAGAAAATAACCTACATTTTCACACCATTATACACCCGAAGTTGACTGACAAAGACAAAGACGGAAAAAGGAACGCACCCGGTCCTTACGACTTGAAAGGTGGTTCTGAGTGGTTTAATAGTGGCAAGTGTATGATAACCGTACACCGTCCTGACATCAATAGCAATGTAGCTGAAATAAAAATGAATAAGATTAAGCCGCGTTCGGTTGGTCAAATTGGAGATGTGGTTCTGCACTTCGACGTAAACACGCTCACTTATTACGAATTAGATATGATTGGACCGAGTGATCTACAAAAAAGATACGCAGCACCAAAAGGCGAGATAAAAGTGAGTAAATTAGTACCAGAACTCAACAACTTTTACGGACCAAAAAACGAATTTAAGAACGACTTACCTTTTTAATATGAAGAAAAAACTTTTAATATCTTTTAGTGGCGGTGAAACAAGCGGTTTTATGGCTCAATGGCTCTTGAACAATAAAAAAGACGAAT